TTGGCCTACCGCCGCCGCCAGGGCCGCGACCATGCCGCTGCGCTCCTTGGCCGGGAGGGAGTCAAGCTGCTGCTTCAGCATGCCCGCCTCGTCCTCAGTCATAGGCGACACACTGCGCCCTGCCCACATGCTCACGCGCTGCGCCATGGGTGCGCGCTGCTGGAGTTGCTGCATCAGCCCTGGGATACCGCCTGTCATGTCGAGCGGCCTCAGCTCCTCGATCACGCCGCGCTCAAGCCCTGCCCGCAGGCCGTCGCGCTCAAGGTCTTGCTGACTGCCGCGAAGGACACCCTCGATCTGGGCCTTGCGCTTGTCCAGTTCTGGGGATCGCCCCTGCTTGGCAATCACCGCGTTTACTTGGTCGAGTGCCTGCTGTTGGGCCAGCACAGGCTGAGCAGCTAGGCCGCCGGTGTCGCGCGCCATCTGGGCCAGTTGCTTGATGCCGCCCTGATAGGGGGTTCCCGCCGTCGCGTTCATGACCCGGTCGATGTACTCCGGCGCGAGCTGCGTGCCCTTGTCGGCCATGGCTTGGAAGGTGTCAAACTCGGCCTTGGCGTTGTTCATGCGCCGCTCAGCTTCGCGCTGGGCGCGCTGCGCTGCAAGCTCGGCCTTCTGGTCAAGCCTCATCCTGTTGGCTTCTATGCGGTCGAGAAGGCTTGCTTTGCGTTGGGGGTCGAGGTCGGGCAGGCCGTCCTGAATGGCCTTCTCCGCCTGGGCAAGCCCTTTGCGGTCGTCCTTTGTGCGGCTGACCAGGCTGTAACCCGCCGTGTACTGCGTCTCTTCCTTCCAGCGCTGGCGCAGCGTGGAGACTTGCTCAGGGTTCAGCGTGGAGGATGGACCCAACTCATCAAGCAAGGCCATCGCGTTGGCGGTCGCCCCTGCTGGGTCTTTCTCATACCGACGCTGCAAGCCTTCGAGCGTGGTCTTGATGCTGGCTGTGACCTCCTGCCTATTGCGCTGTGTGACAGCCTTGCGGACATCGTTGCCACCGCGCCCAGCTACTCGGGTCAGTTGTCCTTGAATGAGCGTGCGCCGCTCATCGGGGAGGTCTGAGCCCACATCGCCGAGCACTTTGGTCGCGCGTTCGTTGTAGACCTTTTCAGCCTCCTCGGGCTTGTACCGGCCTTCGATGACCCCATTGGAAACCTCGTCGCGCAGGTCGATTAGGGCATCCTCTCCGGTCTGCTGCACGACCATGGACTTAGCCCGCAACGCCTCGGCCGCAGCTTGCTTGGCTTCGCGCTCCTGCTCAAGCTGGAGGCGCCTCTGTTCGGCCTGCATGCGCTGCTGTTCGGCCTGCATCTCCGCTTGCTGGGTGGCTTGCATCTGCGCAAGCTGGCCCGCTGCCTGGGCACCGATGCGCCCCGCAGTCTCCCCGATGGGGTTGCCCATGGTCACATTGCTGAGCGCCGTTGGCCGCGCTACTGTCTGGCCAAAGCCGCCGAGTGGGATGGTCGCCATCTGATTTATCTCCGTGCGCGAATTGCGTCACCATTGCCGGAGTACATGGCCCCCGAGGCGTCGCCGTTGTAGTTGTACTGGCCGCCCGTGCGCCAGTTCTGCAGGCCGCTGGAGCCGCCTTGAATCAGGGTGTTGGCCGCCTGCATGTAGCTGGCTTGCTTGGCCATACGTCCCTGGATGCGGGTCAGCTTGGCGTCAAGCTCCAGGCCCGTCGCTGCGCGTTGCCCCATCAGCAAGGTTTGGAAAGCGTCGCTCTCTACGTCCTGATTGATCTGGCGCTCTGCCTCAAAGGCTGATCCCTCTCCAACCTTGACACCGGCCCCAGCGTAAGCTGTGACGGTCTGCCCGACTTGGCGCCGCCCAGCTTTGCGGATCATCCCGGCCATGGTCTCGGCCGCTTGAAGCTCCTGCTTGGCCTTGAACTCGGATTGCATGGCCTGCAGCCCGGCCTGATCTTCGGCCCATCGACCTTGCTGCACCTGGTTGAAAGCGTTCGCACCAGCGACCGCCACTGTGACCCATGACATGGGGTGATCTCCTTCAGTCGTTGACTTGGAACTTGCGCACCACCGCCAGGAGGTGCATGGGGAGAGGCTGAGCCTGCACGATGGTCATCTCTGACCGGCCACGATCCCAGCCGAGCGTTTCAATCCGCACATTGCCGGTGAACGGTGCCGGGGCTTCATCCAGCACATCAGGCCCGAAGCGCCGGAACGGCACTACCTGCTCATTGCCCTCAGCGTCATAGACCTGGGCGCCGATGGTGTCGAGGAAGCGCAAAGTCAGCTCGCTCGTCCGCATGCTGTTGCCCTGGGCCGTGCCGGTGCCTGTGCCGACCTCGGGAGTCAGAAGCCCAATCTCAGAGCGGAATGGCAAGCCGATCAACGTCCTGTAGCTGGTGCGCGGAATGGTCAGATTGCCGGAGGCCGAGACCGTCTGCCGTGGCTGCACCGCGCCATCAGCGACGATGTCAACCTCCTTGCCGATCAGGTGCGGCACCGAGAACACTGTCGCGCCGCCCACGTTGTCAAAGGCCTTGCCGCAATCCACGGTGTAGCCGTAGTTCACCACCTTGGGCGCTGGAGGGAAGCCGGTAAAGGCTGCACCGGGCAGCGTTGGCGACCACGTTTCTTCAAGCATTTCTAGGTATCGCACCGAGGCCCCATTCACCGTGCGCCGCACGATCATCCAAACTTCCTCTCGCTCGCCGTTGGGGATGGTGGCGATGGACTCGACAGCCCCGTCAGTGATGTGCTCGGCCCATGCAATCACCGATTGATCACGGTCCAGCGTGCAGGACAGAAGCGCCCCATCAGCGCGCACAGCCCACAGCACAAGGTCGGGCTCCTGCTGCCATGCCAGCTCTACGATGCCGCCGCCTTCGGTGATGTGCTCGGCCAAGACGGTCAGGTCTGGGCAAGCGTAGCCGTCGAAGTCATAGCGGTAGCCCATAGCGCGCACCTTGCGCCCTGCCCGCTGCACGAACACCGACTCCTTGCCCACAGTGACAGGCCGCACCCCCTTGGAGCCGTGCGCACTTTCAGGCCTGATCCGCACATTCGTCGGGGTGATGGGCTTCTCGACGCCACCCTGTAGGCTGAACTCTCCGCCGTAGGTGTGCACAACCATCGTGCGCAGAGAGGCAAGGAAGCTGATCGGGTTGACCTCGTCCGCCGCAATGGTGAAGGAATAGGCCTCATCGTCCGCTGTGCCCTTGGTGAAGTCCAGATACTCGGCTGTGCGGCTGCCCCAAATGGTTTGCGGGTAGCGCGTGGACCCACCGGCCACAAGGCGTTGCTCGTGCATGGTCAGGGTTCGCGGGTAGCCGTTGGCGGCCGACCACACCGAATCCTCAAGCGACCAAGCAAGCGGAGGAGCTGCGACCGTGCCCTCTAGGCTTGTCATGATCACAGCGCGCGCAGAGCTTGCGGAATCGACCGCCAGCACCTTGCACAGCCCGCCGTTGACACGGACGTACTTGCCTACATCCTCAGCCCGCCATGCGCTGTCTGTGATGCCCCAGCCGCCCGAGGCGTAGGAGGTCGATACAAAGTCACTGCTCGTGGTGGCTGAGACTTGGGTCGCGCTGGTGTACGTCGAGATGAGCGCAACGCCGCTGTCAGCGCAGATCGACTTCCCGACATCGCCAGCGGTAAAGATGCCGGTCGATGCGGTGACAGTGATGCTGCCGGTCTTGGCCGAAAGGGTCAGCGTGGCCGCCCTGCTGAGTGATGCGGTCAGTGTGATGGTCGAGGCGACCGGGTCTTTCTCGCTGGGCTTCAGGATGGCCTGCGGGCTGATGTCCAGATACCAAGCGCCGGAGGCCAGGGCTGTGGAGGTGAAGGCGATGCTGATCGACACCGTCACCTGCGTCGCGCTGGTGTAGCCGGTCACGGTGGCAAGGCCTGCACCGCTCACAAGCTGGCGGCCGACATCGCTAGGCAAGAACACACCAGCGCTGGCCGTAGCCGTGCGCCCGGTGCCCACAGTACCCGCCGAGAGGGTCACATCCGCCGCCAAGCGGTGGCCCTGCTCCTCGAATGGGGTTGTCGTGAATGGTGCGGCCGAGAGGTCGAACGACGAGGAGCTAAACCGGCGCAGCCGTTGGATCGGCACCGATGTCTCAGCGAGAAACATTGTGTCCTCTCCCTGGGTGTAGTCGATGCCCGCGAGCATGGCCTCGGTGTAGGGGGAGGCAATCTCTGCGGACATCGCGCCGCCGCCCTTGGGCCAGATCCTCACATAGCCGTCGCCGAACTCCAGCATGTAGGCATCGTCACGGCTGAAGACGAAGGGCACCAAACGGGAGCGCTTGGCGCCGCTGTTCTTGGTGGGCGCGATGTAGCGCGTCCCTGCTCGCCGCTTGGCCCCGCCGTGAATGACAGGGTGAGCGTTCAGCAGCTTGCGCGCTGCGTTGGCGTAACGGTCGATGTCCGTTCGGCCGACAAGCCTCGGACTGATCACACCGGCCGTGAAGTTGGTCTGTTGCAGACTGACGCGGGCCATGATCAGCGAGCCCCCAGCCGTGCAGCAAATAGGGGGCTATCCCCCAGCGTCTCAGGCGGATCGTCCTGGCCATCCACGGCCCTGGCCTGCTTGAGCACATCCCGGAGCTCAGCCTCGACAAGCTGCTCCATGCTGGCCGACTGCGTAATTGGATAGGCGAACACTGCCTTCATGCTCATGGTCATCGCCCAAACAAGCATGTCGTCCCAAGTGCCCACGTTCTCATTGCGCCAGATATAGCGCACCAGGGCGACGTTCGTATCGAGGAGTAGCTTGCCGCTCTCGATCTTGTAGTCCTCCTCGGCGCCTTGCTCGTCGGCCGACAGCATGCGCATGAAGTCGCTGGGCAGTGTGAATTGGAAGGCCCAATCGAAGCCCGGAGTCTCGACATCCGGCGACAGCGTGACCCGCTTCACTGCGCAGTTCCAAGGGTGGCGCCTCAAGACATAGTTGCGCACCGCAGGGAAGAGATTCGCCGCCAAGCGTGCCCGGTCGCTGTTCTCGTTCAGCGCGTTGATGGGTTGCCCGCCAACCATCAGGAGAGCGTTAGAGCAAATGCTGACTTCAGTGGCCATGCCATACCCTCAGAAAGAAAAAAGGGGGGCACGCAGGCCCCCCGGATCAAGGAATCAAAGCGCCTGGGTGGCGCCAGGCCCATCAGTCGCAGACGTAGACCACACGCAGGGTGATGACTTGGCCAGCCTGCAGCGCTGCACCGGCGACGGCG